GCCTGTTAATCTAGATGGACGACTTCATTTCCTCCAACAAGCTAAGTGTTGTGTTTTTTTGTTGTAAGTATTCCAGCTTTCATTTTTTCTCTTATCCATTATTTTAGAACACATAGAACATTCTTTAAGCTCTTTTTTCATAGTTATATAAAGACAGTAAAGCCTATCAATATAATAAGATAATGTTTTTAAATTTCAAGAGCTTCTTTGATTTTATTTATAGTTTCTATATCAACTCAATCTTTTAATATTACCAACCCATCTAGTCCCTTATTCCTTTCGCTTTTTGAAGCCTTAGCACAATAAAAGAAACGAGAAGCAGATCAAGAGTCTCCAAGTTCCACTCTTTTTTCTTTTACTTCTGGAGAAACAAATCAGCTACTTCAATGCGTTTTAGGGAATGCTCATCATTTACTATCTGGAAACAGATCAACAACCTCATCACTTCAATCGTGAATTAAGTTAGCAGGGAATCTTCAAACCCTTGTTCATCAAACAAAGTCAATAGATTGCGGAACTATTGGTGTGTTTCCGTTTTGTGTTCATTTTCAATGCGTTTTTATAATCTCACTTCCCACCCTACACTCATCTATATTGATACCACCTGTTCAATGCTTCAAGACATTCTTTGCGATAGTCTTTTCTGATAGTGGCTTTCTGCATAGTGTTCGGTACTCACAAGCAGGTTTAAGAGCTGTTCCTCGTCATTCGTGTGGTGATATTCATTTTGTATCAATTGTTTCCCTTGTCGGGACACCACCTCTTTCAGCAGTTCTTTCACTTGATATTCAACCACCTCTTTGATCAGGAACTTGTCTAACTCCAAGTACCTCTCTCTCATTACCTTGTAGCTTATCCACACTCTTCCCTATATTATGACTCTTAGGGAATCATGAACCATATACCCACGCAATAATATCTCTAATCTCGAACCCTCAGTCTTCTAGGTTTACTGCCATTCTATGTTGTGTCCTAGTTCAACAGGCAATAAGTGCGTGTCATCATGGTTTCAACACTCTAAGACACTCAGCCCATACTTCCTTTTGTGGTACTTGGTAATCCCATGCTTTACCCATAAAACTTAATCAATATGGAGGGTCAGAGACTATTGAGTCAATACTATTGTCTTTCATTTCTTTTAGTCTATCAAGGCAATCTCATTGCATTATTGTAATCATCATATTATATGGTTGTAAAAAAGACTCTCTCGCATCTACTTGTTACTCGTGTTGTATTTATCCACTTAGCACCATTTACTTCCCACCTTGCTCTTTTGCTTTATAAGAAACAATGCTTCCAGAGCGTAATTTGTTAGTAGTTCAGTAGTGAAGTAGCATTTCAGCTTCGGTTACTCATTTCTTGTATTGCTCAAAATATCGCTTGTATGATATATTTACTTTTGACTTCTCCCATCTTCATTTTAATCAAGAGTTTTTTCTCTTCTTTGTGTTTGGTAGATTGATAGCATCATATACGGATAATTTCCTAGCCCTTATTCTGTCTTTGAATGTTTGGTATTTTATTGATTTTCTTAGGTGCTTGAGTGTGTGCAATTCGTAGTATTTCTTATAAGCATCAGTTATTAGAGGGTACATATTCCATAAGTCAATGTAATAGGTGTGTCTTAGGTTAAGCATATAGGTCGCTTTTGTTTACTAAAGATTTGTATTTTATTGTCAATTCCTCTATTTGGTATCTCTTTACTGAGTTGATTTTATGGTTACTTGCCATTGCATCATCAACTCGCTTTCTTCCAAACCTATCAATCATTATGAGCGTGTATTGTTGTTGGTGTCTCTCTTGGTGATATGTGTTACAAGAGCAACATCAAGCGTTACAGTTTCTTTCATCTCGCCTGTATTTGTAGTTTGCTCTTCAAATGAAGTGACAGTTGTGTGCTTTCTTTCGTGGTATCTTTGATTTACAAGTAATGCAGGTGATTATACCGTTACGGTCTGAGTCTCTAATTCTAATAAAACGACTAAATCGTGCATCAAGCACCTTTTTTAGTTGTGATACTGTTTTTGTTTTCTTTTTGGTTGCCATAGTGTTATTTGGAAATATAAATGTCTCGACTGTCTTCTTCTATAGGTTCTGGCTGTTTGGCTTTTCGCTTCATAGCCTTAAACTTCTTTATGTTCTCCTCTAGTTGTGTTGTTGTCATTATTTATCAAGTCATAAAGATTTTATAAGTCTATTCATTTTTACTTCTTCTAGTATCAACTGACAATCATGTATTGCTTGCTTAACATCATCTGGATACGGTGACTGTTCTATTTCCACTATATCTAAGTTGCTGAGTGACTTTAATAATATACCTATATGCTTATTGATATCAGACTCAAATATAAGTCTATCTCAAGTATTTTCATAGTGTAATAAGTAGCTTATGTGTTCTCGTTTGGTCATAACTATTCAGTAAAATCAACAAAACCTCCTCAATCACTTATTACTTCATCAAATTCATGCAAATACCTTTTTTCTTTTAGATCATATATCATACTTATCTTTACAGGTGGCATTCATGCTCTGGATTTATCTAGTATCATCTTTGTACCACTATATCTATTAGTAGTTGACGGTACTTGTCAAGCATACTTGTAGCTGAACTTAGAGTTCTCGAACTTATCCATCTTAGTGATCAATAGTATTGTAGTAGCTTCCTTTGGTATATTACTAGAACCATGCAAATCGTACTTTGTAGGGTCTTCGCTACCATTACGCTTTCTTAAGTGTCACACTAGTATAATAGGCTTCTTAACTTCTCCAGTAGTTGTTTGCAGTATTCTCATTGCCTTACTTATTTCTACATTCTCAGAGTTCTTGTCTGAATACTCAATATAATGCAAGTGATCAATAACATAGAAGTCGAAGAAGTCCATAGAAACTTTAATCATCTCGACAATAAACTCTATTGTAGGTGCTTCGCTTTTATTAAATATTCTTAAGTTTTCTGTCCGTCATTCGCTAGTTGCTACGTCCATTACTGCTTTAGCTAAATGATGTACTTCTATATCTGTGTTTACTCTGAACTTAGTATTGCTTATCTTCTCACCACTCTCAGCAATCATACGTTGCGTATACCTCCGAGCAATCTCGTTTATATTACCCTCTAAGGCAAACAGTAGCCCTTTTTTGTTTCTTTTTGCGTTTGCTACTGATATAATATAAGCTAACTCAGACTTTCATACTCAAGTATCTGCACCAATTACCACTAGATCATGTGGGAATATACCTAGTGTATGTTTATCTAATATTGGTATTCAGAACGTTAGCATCTTGTCTGGAGTAAAAGTCATTCTCTCCTCCTCTGCTTCGTGTAGTAACTCACCAAATGATAGATAATGGTCGTTGCTGTTAGTTATCATTATATATTGTAGAAGTTATTAAAACCGTTATCTTGCTTTAGAAACTTATATAAGCTGAACCTATGTGTAGAGTATGAATCTTTCTTGTCTCTGTTCTTAATATCTGTCATGTAATTGTTTATTGCTATTCAAATGTCTTTGGCTGTGTTTTTCTTTCTTATTTTTTTATAAACCTGTTCAAGAGATGTTGTTGTTCATTTGCATTGCATCAGTCCTGCTGTTTGTCATATCCTCTTAACTCAGTTCCACTTACTTATGAGCAACTCTAAATCCCCTGCGAACTCTTTTTGTTTTCATTGTTCTTCATTGTTTACATTGTTGTTTGTGTACGGTTGCGTTTCACTGGTAGTAACGCTCGCGTTTTTCCTGCGTTTCTTTTGTGTTTCACCGTCTTGGTACAAGTGCCAATTTAAGATAGATATAACAGTGTATTTAGTGTTTCATACGCGTTTCACAAATCACTCCTCTTCAAAAACTTTTACCATTCTATATATTTTAGGCTTCGATATTCAAAAGAGGTCTCATAATTTCTTCATTGAGGTTACAAATTCTCATTTCTTTACAGTTATTTTCTCAAGTCAAAAGTAGAAAGTATTGTCTTGGTGATTAGCTGAAAGTAGAAAATGAGACCATAGTCAGATTAGTTCTAAATTACTATATATAGAATTGTTTTGCAGTTTTCTATGTAGGCATACCCATCATTTCATTATAATATTTTCAAATATAAAAAAAAGGTCGGTACAACCACCCCGTCAAGAGTTTATGCTTACCGACCTTTCTACTTTTAGTATCAAAGATAATAAGTTGGACAGTTTAAAGACTTGAGGGTCAATGACGGGATAGTTGTTTACAAGCTGTAATACTTGATTGCTTAGATTATAAGACTTTGTATTCTAATTGCAAGTTTTCTTCGATAGTAATTTTATTCCCTTTATGTTTAGTCTCTATTTGTGTAGATAGTACACTCATTATCATAGGCATAACATCACTCCAACACTCGTCTTGTCGCTCCGATCAAAACTCTAAGGTAATAGTAAACGATTTCTTGCTATACGGTTTTGCCATCATAAATTAATTAAAGTCAAAAGATTATCTCATAAGCCCATCTAGCTATTGCAAATCTAAAATACAATCATAAAGGAAAACTTCACTATAGCCAATAGAACTATAAAGGCTATGAAGTATAACAGTACATATATAAGGCATCATATAAATTCATGGTATTATTTAACAAGTGATAAAATATACTCATTTCAATCTATGGTTTTAGTAGTTCAGTCTAGCGTTTTAGGTAGTTTCTTAATATCATCGTAGTAAGCCCAATGATAATTTTCTCAATTCTTGTACTCTTCAATATAATCTGGGTCTAGAACAATATGTTTACTAAATGCTTTTCAAGGAACGGTACATAAATATATTTTTTCCTCTCGCTTCTTATCTCGTGTTTCTGCCAAAACCCTTTCACCTTCTACAAATCATACTGGATAATTATGATCACAAATATCTCTTGAGAAACTCTCATCTTCATCAAGTAGTTCTGGCTCATTCTCTTCACACCGTTTGCGTAGTGTTTCAAATCTTCAATGTTCTACATCATATCGTATAGTCCATCATTGTGGAGTGTAAAGCCAAAAAAAAGAAGTGTCCAACTTAGTTTCATTAATATAAAACGAGCCTTTATTGTTTGCACGATAACGATCAAATAGAACTTGTGCGTAATGTGGTAGGTCTTCCCTAAGCATGGTATTAATATAGTTATAAAAGGGTTATTTTATCTGTAGCTAATCACTTCTAAGGAGCATTTAGTGTGTAGAGTGGTATAAGTTACCACAACACTTCATTAATCACCAGTAGTAATACACAAGTAGTTATGATGTAGGGAGTCATTGCTTAATAGTAAGTAAGTAAAGCTGTACTTGTTTATTAACGTAATGATCTACTTTGATGTTGGGTTTCTTAATCTTTCAAGCAGTAAGGTTTGCAACTGTAGATACTGAGATACTAGTTGCCTTTGCTATTGCTTTGTTGCTTAGTGCTTGTTTAAGTCTTAATATTTCTCTCATGTTACATATTATAAATAAATAAAGCGTATGGTCAGTAGTTGTAAGGCTGTGCAGACAAAAAGGGTTTACTATACCGTTCACCTTCAATGTTTATTCATACGCTATAGGGTAATATCTCTTCTTGATTGGTGTCAATTCTTAGTTCTCTTGTTAGTTCTCGTAAACTTCCACTATCAAATAGTAAGTCTCAAATAATCTCATCACTAAATTTCTCTACATACATATCACTTAGTGGTAGATACCTTTTGTCTTCGTGACTTAGTTTTGATAACATAATACAGATCATTATTTCCAAGAATTAATTAATAAATACTCTTCAAATGTTATTTGTTCTACTTGATAACACATTCTATCTGAAATCTCGTTCTCAAAATGTAAATAGAAATCATAACCATCATTTTCTATTGACGTTATTTTAGAGGCTAGTGTTTTTATTTTATTATCTTTATCATATCAGAGATATTTTACATAATCTCAGATTATTGGTATTCGTTCACTTCAAGTAGGCATTACTTATTAAGGTTATCATTTAAAACAGATATTATAATTTCAGTTAATAGGTCAAAATCTTCTCATCATATTAAAGTGTAGTTCTTTACGTCACTAAGTATTTTATGTTTTATTCTTACACATTTGTCATGCGTCATACGGTCTTTTTTGTATATATGGCTATACCTAATAGCCTCAGATTTTCACTCAATAAAGACGTAAGTTGCAGTAGTTCTAATTATTTTACCTTTATGCTTTGGTCGCACGTCTTCTAGTGGTCAGACTGCCTTGTGATTGTGTCAGAAGTCGCAGTAAATTACTACATCTCATACTGAGTATACTGTGTTTCCCATTATTATCTATGTATACCAAATAAAACATTGTTCTCTACTGTAAACACGTCAGCTTTTCTTTTAAGTGTTTTGTTTGGAGTAACTCGTGATCCACTCTTGTTTCTTATTAAAATAGTTGGTATGCTTGTTTTTTTTCAAGACTCTAGTATTACTAATTTATCAGTCATAGATACTACTTTGTAGGTATTGATTGCAAATTTCATGGTAGTGTAAGGAGGAAATGAAAGCCGATGGGTTGTATCCCCTATCGAGTAACTAGACTATACTGGTAATAAGTAGGATTGCAAGAGATAATACTCACAATAAGTATAATGGGTTTACAAAGTTAGTATTTGTGGTAGTTAAAAGGCAAAATACACCATTCAACTACCACAGATAAAACTACTCTACACTATGCTATATATAGAATATTACCAAAACACTCTGTACTGTAAATACAACCACTAACTCATTAGAAAAAACAAGTAATTATTTCCAATAACAATGACCATACGGGAAAAAATACGCTATACTTTCCAATGAGTTTACCTATAATAATAACAAGTAAAGAAAACACCCATTTACTTTACCTATCACATGACTATTGATCAGATACTAGATAAACTCCCATTTGAGATAGGAGACACAAAGCTACAGATAGATTGCCATATGATGGATTGACTATGAGGCGAACCAATGAGACTATATGAGATATGATACCTTAGACCAGACAATAGAACAGATGGACTAAGATCCCACTATACACTATTATGAGCCTTGGAGCAGTTATTGGAACGATACGAAGGCACTTTATAAGCACTATAATCATGAAAACACTAGCAAAATACATAAACAAACTAGAAGACGAGACTCGATTAGAGGCTATATGGTGGCAGATAGAGGATGAGGCAACAAATCTATATAACACACTCACTAACCCTAGATACTGGAAGAATATCAAGAAAGCTATCATAGACGATAGGACTATTGATACAGAACGGTTCGCCATAGACTTTCGTGGCAACTTCTTTGAACAGCTCAAAAAGTCATTAGAATACTATATGAGTGATGATTGTTTCGTTGACTTTAAGCAACACAAAGAGGAGTACAAGGTGATGAGAGAGATGAATCAAATGTTTACTGATCGTGATAGACTACGAGATAAGTTTGATGAAGCATTGGTATGAATAGATATAGACGAGAGTTATGAGTTATATGAAGCAAGGCAAGAAACAAGAGCTAATATCCATAAACATATAACAAAAAAGGAAGACCTCATAATAAACAGGTTTAAAAAGATAAGAAGAGTGCTGCGACGGTAAGCCCCCCATTTATAAACACTATAATTATGACAAACTTATGACCTTTCACAATAAATACAGACCTTTGCATAGTTTGCCAAGAAGAAGGAAAGAAGATAGTAGCAGAGGGAAACGGATTTCATCATTCGTGAAATTACTGATTAAGTATTATGCTATATGAAAAGTACAATAAAAAAGAAAAGTTTTGTGACAGGTGTTTTAATAAAGTAGAATGAGGGCTTGCAATCTAAGTAAATAGTCTTATATTTAAGTTATCAGTTATAAAGCACTATACAAATATCCAACAAACTATGAAGAGGTAACACTAATGGCTGGGAAGCTAGTATAGGCTACCTCTTTTTGTTTATACAAATAATACCATGAATAAAAGAAACGCATGAATATGATTGATTATAGTCTTTGGGTTTGTTGTATGTTTCTATGTATGAATAATCGTTTACTTACTTATAACAAAACAATAACAGTATGGTACTACAACAACAACCAACAATAGATAATGAACCAAGAGAAGACAAGAAAAACACAACTTCAAAAGAATTGCAAATACTACTAGGCAGATGACCAAGACCAAGAGGTAGATGAGAACATAAGCAAAGAGACAAAAACGATGTAAGCACCTTGCCTCCAAAACCTAAGAAACCAAAGGTAGAGAACGCAACTAACTACTGATATTGTTTCTGTGGAAGACCTGCAATAGGAAGACATGGAAGCTGTGCAATACACATGAAATCCTTTATTGATACTATAACATAATGAAAAAATACAGAGTGGTTCAATACCTATGAAATTGAATTTCATACAGACCAGAAGTTAAGACATTTTGGTGACGGAAAGATATATCTGTCTACGATAAATTTTCTGAGGAAGAAGCTATGAGAGCAATAGAATTACACAAAAGATTTACAAAAAGAGATGAGGAGCGGAAAGAATGAATAAGGTTAAGTAAGGTAAGAGTAAAAGAGTTTTGAGAAAAAGTAGTTTATAAAGAATAACCCCCTTTACCCTTCTACATAACACAATGACTAATACAGTAAAAACAATAGAAGTGTGAGACAAGGTCGTTTATGTTCGTTCGTGTGAACATATGGAATATGAAAAACAAGCACAAATAACCCACTGAACAGTTGAAGCAAAAATCATATACTCTTGATCTACTGGTACGATTACTTGAAAGGGTTGTGATATAATGCTTATAGATGACGCACTAAAGCCAGATGAAGCTGATAGTGATCAAAAGATAGAATTGATAGTAGACAAGTAGCACCAACAATAAAAGTTTTATGAAAACAAATGAATATACCTGATTGATACCTATAACGCTAAATAGATACAAGACCTAAAACAACCTTTACCCTTCCACCTAACCCAATGACAACCCAAGACCTAGAAACACCTTTATTGATACTATAACATAATGAATAGAGAAGAAAAACCTAATCCTTGACAAGCTATATGGGTTGTAACTACTGAGCCATGATGATTTTGATATAAACAAGCAGTCCGACGGAATTGGTGTGAACTTTTCTCTTGAAAAGATTTAATAACATACAATATGGATTTACTAAATTCTAAGAATAACGAAGTATTAAAAGAAGAAGATAGGATATATATAAATAGAAGTCATATATTCCTATCTAAATCAGAAGCTATGAGCTTCCATGAGTCTATAATGAAATTTGTTAGAATGCACAACGACTGAGAAAAAATACATTATTCTTCAGAACTCAAGGAATTAAAACACTATAAAAATACTACAGCATGACTACGATCTGTAGATAAAAACCCTAAAGAAGTAACAAAAGAACGGATAGACATGAATGCTTTTCAATTATAATCTGTAAGTAATGACAACCCAAGACCTAGAACTACAAGATGCTATACTACTATCTATTCATTGAACGGAGGATATAGAGGAAGCAAGAGAGAAAGAACTTTCGGTAGGGTGTTTATGTGAAATAGATGACTGAGATAATATATTTCTTTATAGAATGTGTAGATGAGATGAGTGGGATAAAGGTAGAATAAATACTATCATAGGTAAGCCACCAACCCTGTCACGCACTTTGTCAATATTAAATCAAGCAAGTGTAAATGATTGAGGGCGATGAAGAGAGTACTTCCGAATGTATGGATATATAGCAAAGTCAAACTGATGAGACTTTATCACCGATATAAAACGACAACTCCTAGACGACCAAGGTAACGATATGAACCTACGAGACCAGTCACAAGAAACTAAGGACGCTATTTATTCTTTGATATGTAAGTAATGCTAGATATCACTAATATAGAGGACCTAACGGTATGTTGTATAGAAGAGTGTGAAACTAATTGATACAGATTATTGGTGTGAGAGTATCTATGTAAAAAACACTATAAAAAAAAGTACTGTATAACCGTCTTACTACCTAATATAACAATAGCGATATTCTTTATTTACATATATATAAGTATATTGTAAGACCCCAGCCTTTTATTCTTTGATATGTAACTAATGATAGAAGTAACAAAAGTACTAGACAAATGGATAGAGCAAGGTGCAATCTTCTCAGACATAAATATGGTAGCCCGAGAAGTGTATTGATGACTGCCCCAACTAATGATGGATAAGGTGACACCGATGGAACTATCATTCAATGATATACTATACGGTGATAGTAATCTATGGGAGGTTATGTATCCAGAGAGAGAGAAAGAAGAGCTAAGAAAAGAGACCGTACTATACGGGTCAATACTTACTATCTGACCAATCTATCACTTGATGACATAGAGCCATAGAACGCAAGCAGTACCGACAAATGCTTTCTCTAATATGTGAAGACCCACGACAATACATACTAGACACTAGCCCTTTATTCTTTGATATGTAAGTAACACTATGGACAATAGGAAACCATATTTTAGAAAAGAAGAAAAGTTATTATCAGAAGAAACAATAGACTCTTGAGCTAAAGTATTAAAATATGAAGTAACCTATTATATATATCTAAATCAAACGGACACAACAATAAAACCTTTGATATGTAAGTAAAAAGAAACTCTTGACAACACCAACACAACCTATATATTTTATGTAATTAGTAATGATTACGGTATGGTAGATACTCACAATGATAGTCACAGATACAAGATAGCCTTTAATGTAATAAAAGAGGTTTGTAACCCATGGATAGAAAGTGGAAAGACATATACCTCAGTAACAGTACAAGACATCATAAGCTATATATCATTTAGGTGCGAAGAGATTAAGTACGAGAACATGAGTAACAACAAAATATCATACAAGGAAATAGAAGCACTTAGATCAAGACACCATAGAGGACAAATAGAACGTTGAGAACTCACAAATATATGTATTGAACGTGACATAGATTATAGCTACCTTAATAAACTACTTAGAGAGAATTGACAGACTAGTATATAGATTTATAAAATATAACAATATGCCAAGATTAAAAAGCATAAAACAAGAAAGGTTTGCTCAGTTACTTGTTAAGACTGGGAAACAAACGCAATCATATATTGATGCGTGATATACTTGAAAGACTCCAGAAACTAGTGCAAGTCATTTAGCAAATAATAGCAAGTTTGTAGTAAGGCTAGATGAACTTAGAAATAAGATAGAAGAAAAGGAACTTATAACACTTAAAGAAGTAATAAATTGATTTAAGATGAACGCTGTGTCTGCATACGAAGCTGAGAAGTACTGAGAAAGTATAAACTGATACGATAAACTAATGAAGTATCTATGAGGGTATATAAAGGACAACTGACAAAAGAACAAAATAGAGCTAGAGATAAATGAAAAACAAAGAGAAGCTATTAAATCAATCTTAGATAATGCTTGATAAGCTAAATGATCCTATAGTAAGACACTATGTATTTAAGGACTCGTTTCCTTTGTTTTTTGCATATCACTATTGACGAGTATTCACTGACTTCCAAAACGATCGAATGAAGTCTCTAAGTTCATTAGTTAATGTATTTATTGTAGGGTTTCGTGCGAGTAGAAAGACAACGATTGCAAGAGGGTTTATTGTATGGTGTGTAGCCTATAAGAAGTTCTCATACATAATTTGGCAGTCATACGAGTCAGAGTTTTCTGGAGCAAGTGTAAGAGAGATTGCGAAGATGATGAACAAGAAATCCATTACACAAGACTACGGTGAATTATATCCATTTGAAAGCAAGAATAGAGACATGAAGAAAGCAAGTCTTACTAATTTCGAGACAACCAACTGAGTCAAGGTACAAAGTAGATCACTAAAGCAAACGTCAAGAGGTGCGAATACTTATGATGATGAAGCTGAAATGAGTGCAAGACCAGAGTTACTAGTGTTAGATGATATTGACGTAATAGATTCCGTTACTAATGTTGCTATAATAAATAAGAATGAGAAAAAACTGACAACTGAAACAATACCAGCACTAGATCCTCTTAAAAGAATGGTAATATTGTTAGGTAATGTTATATTTGAAGACGGTATAGTACCAAGGTTTTGGGATTTATACAAACAATCTATAACATGGAATTGCTACTGGCAGCCATTGTTTACTCCAGCATGAGAGAACGTACGACCTACTGTATTTACTGATGTTGTTATAACAGAGCTTAAAGCTGACTGAAAAATATCTTATAATCAGAACTACTTACTTATACCAGATAGTGCAGGTAGTGGAATATTCGTTGAAGAATACTTTGATTGGTTCTTGCAATCTCATTTTGAGATGTCTGACGGTATACTCAAGAAGCAAGACTTAAATATATGACTATTTGTTGATCCTGCTTTCTCTTGAAGACAATGAAGTGACGATGCTGTATGTATATGATGATCACAGCATACTGTATCAAAGTCTTTTTATGTAATAGATTGATACGCTTGAATAGGTGCAACCAGTAAGACAATAACAGCAATAATAAAGATGTATAATACTATGAGTATGGATTGATTTGCTCCAAAGTTTGTTTCAGTAGAAGACGTTAGTATTAACAAGGAACAAACTAAGTTTATAAAAGACTTAAAAGAAGCCCTCATATACCATGAAATAAATATACCAGTATATTCTTATGTGACTAAAGTAAAGAAAGAGGATAGAATTAAGTTTAACCTTGAGCCAGTAATGAGTCAACAAGGTATGAAATTTAATCGTAATATATCGCAAGCATCATTTATCCCTAAGATGAAGAGACAGTTTACTGAGTTTCCAAACGCTCAACATGATGACACAATAGATACATTAGCACAGATGGTTGACGTATTCAGAAGGTGAGTATGAAAGGCAAAGAAACCACAGATTAAAAAGACATACCGTTCTGGAATAACAAACGAAGAGGTAAAACCTAACTACCGTAAACAGTACGAACAACAAAGATCAGCAAGACGTTCTTCATTCTTATAGCACCATGAAAATTAAAGACGTAAACAATATAGATGATGTAATAAAATACATACAAGCAAAAGGTGAGAAATCTTGAATGCTTACACTAGAGATAACTCAGAATGATAACTGGGTACTTATACAGTACGGTAAAATTGTAGAGGTAAAGACTCGTAAGGAGCTTGCACCATGACATACCCTACTATTACAATGACAAGTAAAGAGTAAGCCCACAATGAATTACCAGTACGCAAAACTTAACCTTTGCAACTTCATTGAACCGTATATAAGCAAGAAATGAGAATATGAGAGAAAGCGAAATGACATATTAAGACCAGATGAACCGGAGTCAACCTAGTTGCAATTATAACACTATAGTAATATATTATACTTAATATTATTCTATTGTGTCAGCTATGGAAAACAAAACTAACGTAATACAAAGAATAGATGAGATGCTTTCAGAAAGTGACAAGTTCCATGAAGAGTGGGATACTTGTGATTTACAGTATGAAGCAAACACTTATGAGGACATCTATGGTAACTTGCACGTCAACACACCACTAGAACAGAACCTAATAGAAATGGAT